GCGGGGTTCACCGTCGCGTAGCGCGGCGACATCAGCGCGGCCGACTCGTTGAGCTTCTGCTGGCCCTGCAGCAGCACTAGGCTGGTAGCAGGCGTCGTGCCGGGGGTGCCGACCGACTGGAAGATGCTTTGGAACGAGTTGGCGACGTCGGCGTCAATGCTGGCCGCAAGCTGCGACACGCGCGGCTTGAGAATACGGTCAGCGAAGTCGTCCAACGACAGAGCCATTTCGGCAGACGTGAAATTCACGCCGATGTGCTTCTGCGAGGCGACGGTCAGCGTGGTGTACTGCTCGTTGACCTCTTGGACGCCCAACGCGGCGCCGTTGGTGACCAGTGCGCGATCCGGCAAGCGGATGCGCAGCGTGTCGCCGATCTTGGCGCCTTCGACGGCGAACGAGCTGTCGTACTGGCGGTTGATGTTGCGGGTGATGACCAGGTTGTTCTCGAGGATTTCGAGGGCTTTCAACGTGATCATGTCGATGGTCAAAAGACTTTGAGCCATGACGATTTCCTTTCTTCAGTTCAGCGGTTTCGGGCTTCCCACTGCCGGACTTGGCGTTGCCTCTCGGCGGCAATCCAGTCACTCGGCGACATTTGCTTTACAGACCGCGGATCCGTCGTGTCAAGCGACGTTGCCGTGGACCGTGCCGTCACCGGAGAGATTGGCTGTGGTGCTGCGGTGGATTTCTTGACCGGCGGAGACGAGGCGAGTTTCGACTCGATCTTGCCGATTTCCTTAGCCTGCAGAATCGCGGGCAAGCGGGCGATACGTTCAGCTTCCTTGGGGTTTGAGCCCAAGTAGTAGGCCACATCCGGGCCTGCGTCGGACGCCTGGATGGTCTGCGCCATGATGGGCGTGATGGGCAGCTTGGGGTTGTACACGACGTCTTCGTAGTCGTCGTAACGATCCCGAGCGGCTTCTTCACGCTCACCGTGCGAGGCCAAAACCTGCGCCTGCTGCTGCTGGACTTCACGCTGCTGAACCAGTTCTGCAGCCCGTTTTTCCGCCAGCGCTTGCGCGTAGGCTTCGACGGACTCAAACTGATCAGCAGGCGGGACTTCCCTTGCCGCAGGTGCCGGCGGCGTTGCCGGTTGCTGAATCTTTCGTTCCCACTTGCGCTGCTCTTTCGCAAGCCGTTTTGCGATCAGCGCATCAACTTCCTCTTGCGAGAAAGACTTGGCCGGCTGTTCTTGCGCAGCAGAGTCCGACGCCGCCGTCGCGTCGGGTGCCGTCACGGAAGTGTCAGCCGGCGCAGGCTGGGCGTCCGTTACGAGAGGTTGGGTATCGTCCATGTGATTCCGAAGAATCCCCGGTCAACGGGCCGGTACGTCAGCAGTGTACCGCATTAAATTCCAAGAGATGCAACCTTGTCTTGGAACGACTTGATCTTGGCATTCAATTGCTCGCGCTCTGCCCGCAGCTTGTCAGCGGCAAAACGCAAGTCTTCCTCTCTTGAGACAAGGTCAGCCTCTTTCATGGCAACAACTTTTTCTCGCGCCGCAAGCTCAGACCACTTGGCCGTAGAGTCGCGGTTGAACGTTTCGGCTTGCTTGTCGTAGGCCTGCAAATTGGCCGCCAACTCTTCCTTCAGCAGCTTCGCATCATGCAGTTGTCGCTGCGCCTCTGTTTTCATGGCGCTAGCTGCGTCTTTGGCTGAAGCAAGCTCAACCTGCGCATCAGACCTGAGCTTGGCAGCATCTTGAACTGCCGTCAGGGCGCCTTGGCGCAAGGCCATTTCGTCGCGGACCTTGATTAGGTTGGCGACGTCCGAAGACAGCTGCCGAGCCGCGTAGTCCAAAAATTTTTCTGAGTCAATCTGCCCAGAGTCATTAAAAACATTCATGTTCCACCCCTCAAGCGTAGTACGTGACGTTCAACTTGGATGACGCGGACTGCTCAATGAACTTGATTTTGGTCAAGTCTCCGTCGTATTGCAACGTGACGCCCGTAGCCAACGGCATGCCCACAGAGGCTGTTGGGTCCACGTCATCATCACGCCAACGAACGGCTGTTGACTCCGCCACGATCAGCGCAATTGTGGGCCTGCACGCAAGACCATTCAAGTCGGTGACTGGCACTGTCAGCCCTTTGACGACGCTTAGGCCGGTGATTTGCTCGTAACCCAATCTGGTAGTTACGGCTTTGAGGTTCATGGACATTTAACATCTCCCAGTAAAAGACCGCAGTGGCACCCTGGTCTCAGGCGACATCGTTCCAACGTAGATGCCTCCAGGGCCGTACTGTACACCGTCCCTTACATCCTCGGGCAACGGGTACGGGCGAATGATAGACAACGTTGCAGTCTGGCCATTGATGCTGTACGCGCCAGCATCGGCCAAAAGCAACGCTGTTTTTGCAAAACTTGCGTCTTGTCCAGTGACCGCATAAGAGCCATTGTCGGCGCTAAAAAAGCGGTTAAGTTCAAGCGTTGCCGCATTGCCTGACAGACTGTAGATGCCGTAATCTGCCGAAAGTGAACGTTCTGTAGCAAACTCTGCGAATTGCCCAAAAATTAAATACGAGCCGGCATCTGCGTTGGCTTGTCGATCTGCCGACAGTGTTGCGTCTTGTCCGCTGACGGCGTATGCGCCGGCAGCAGCATTAAGCATTGCGTCTACAAACAAAGTGGCCGCTTGGCCCGTGATGACATACGCACCAGATTCTGCGTTGATGGTGTAGGCCGTCCCCCCACCGGACGCAAATATCCACCCGAACGAACCGTTGTTCGTTGAGTTATTACCTGCGTACCAGTTGCTCATCAGTACGCCCTGACGCCTGTAATGACGAGGTAGTCCACGTTAGCCGCCGTGCCTGTGCCGGAATGGACGAGCGTGCATGGAGAAGACGCTGAAGAACCCGTCAGGGTCAGCAACCGTGTAGCTTCGCCAGCAGCGGTGAAGTTGCCCACCGTCTGCGTTGTGGTGCCGAAGTTGATGGTGGTGGCACCGGTGGCTTTGTAGGTGTTGGTGATGTTGGCAAAGGTGTTGTTGCCGGTGATGGTGAGCGTGCCTGCACCGCCTTGGTTGAGGGTGATGTTGGTGTAGGAGAGGCCGCCGCCGCGAAACTCTTTTGAAGATGCGCTCGTTAAACTGATCGTGCTTGTGCCTGTGACGGTTAGGTTAGTAGCATCCGTGGCGGTCCAAAACCCACTCAAACTCCACGCAGCGGTTCCAATGTTGATTGATCGTGTGTTCGTGTTGGACGAGACAAAGTTGCCTACCAGCGTAAAATTGTAAGTGGCGGCGCTAAATTCCCCTCTCGTTAGAGTAAAGTTGTTGTTTCCGACAAAAGCATCCTGCAACGTCACCGACCCTCCTGGCGTTTCAATTATAAAGCTCTGCGTAAACGTCTTACCAGCACTTGTAATCGTCTGACTACCACGCCCAGCAAACGTCATCGTTCCAGTACCCGTCAGCGTAGTGCCTGTGCCATTTACCCAGTTGCCGTAGATCGCTGGTGTGGTTGAGCCCGTCGCCAACGTCATCGTATTTGTCGTCCGAGCCGACATGTTGATGGTGCCGATGTTGTAGCTTTGGTTGATGGTGACGGTAGCTCCGCTGTTCAACCCCGTAGCTTCAAAGAAGCAGGTGTCTTGTGCCAGAGGAAAATTGTTGACCGCAGGGGAGCCGCCGCTGCTCGTCGCCCAACCAATAGCACCACCCCAGTTACCGCCAGCAGCAAGGTTCCAATACTTGTTCGCCGCAGCCGTGAACGTAATGCCGCTGTTGCCTTTGCAATCGCCAATGCGCGTGCCTGTCGCTGGCGATGCTGCACCGGCTATGGTGATGTCACGGAAGTCTACGTCCGTCAGGGACACGGCAGCGGCTGTGATGGTGCGGGTGCTTCCGATGATGTCACTCTGGACGAAGTGCCGCATCGTGGCGTTGGTGCCTGCGGAGCAGGTGAACGTGCCATTAATCGTTAACGAACAGCCCGGCCTAAGTCTTGTGTTATTCAAACCAACAGATGTTCTTCCATTAAATGTTAGATTATTGAAGGTAAGAGGCCCATACAAATTATTGCTGCTAGCCGAGGCGCTATAAACAACATTATAGAATGTAACCGGATTATCAAACAATAGTTGTCCAGACGTTGTGAACGTGATGGTTGATGTCCCCGCGTCAACGATAAAATTTATGTCTGGAGACGCGGAAATTCCAGACGCAGATGTTAATGAAACGGCAGAGGCTCCAAGAGTTAGCTTTCTTGAATGCAAATACGGCGAGTATATTTGAGACGCTGTAAGCGCGTAGCCTCCGGTATTTAGTTCGCCATTTACAAGATATATGCCTGTACCGCTCTGGTTGTTTAAATCGAAGCCAAGGCTCCAGACGCAATCTACTCCATTTATGGTCATAAATGAACCGATCAGAACACCATTCGTCGTAAATGTCTTACCCGTCGTAGACCCAGACAGCGTGATAGCGCCTGTGTACGTTCTCGTCAGCCCCGTCGCAGGCAACGTCACATTGCCGTGAATTCCGTCAATAGCTGTGCTACCTGCCAGCGTCACGTTGCCGCTTGCAGGGCCTGCAATGGTCAGAGACTTCATCCTGATGCCACCAGTGACAGCGTTCACCGTAGCTGTGTAGGCTGTGGCGTTGGAGGCGCTGTCGAAGACAACATCATCATGGCTTCTCGGCACAGACGCTCCTGAGCCTCCACCAGACGACGTAGACCAACGAGCGGTGTCGCTCCAGTTGCCTGTGCCACCAACCCAATAGCGTGTGCTGTCGGCTGGTTTGGCTGTGCGGTAGACAGGCGCTGCTGCTGTGCCTGTGCTGTTGGCACCAGCGTAGAACTCGCCAGGGCTTGTGGCAGCAAAGCCAATTGAGCCCATCGCAAGGTAGTCGATGCTGTCTGTGCAGGCTCCAGCGAGGATGTGGGCAGTGCCAGTGCCTGTGAGCGTGACGACGTTGCCTGCTGTGCCCGTCACCGTCCATTTGCCGAAGGTCTGCGTCGTGGTGCCAAGGGCAATGGTGTGGGCTACGGTCTTGGTGCTGGCGAGTTCGGTGAATTGGTTGTTTCCACTGATGGTGAGCGTGCTGGTGCCAGTTGTGCCGCCGATGGTGAGTTTGTTGTAGGAGAGGTCGCCACCATCGAATCTTCGGGCTGATGTGCTTGTGTCGGACAGGACGATGTTTGCAGTTCCCTTGTACAAAGTAAAAGCGCCGGTATTAAACCCTCCGTCTGCCCAAATATTACCCGTACCTGATATTGTCCACGTTCCTGACCCCATTTTTAGCGTTCTTGGACCAGATCTAAACGTCAGACCTACTTGGCCTGCCGTTACATTATATGTAACAGCATCAAATGTACCGTTCCATAGCTCTAGGCGTCTAATAGAGCTTGCAACAAAAGCATCCGCAAGTTGTGTCGTTCCTGCAAACGAATCAATTCTGACATTGCATTCAAACGTCACGCCATTGCTAGTGATTGTTTGCGTACCTCGCTTGCCAAAAGTGATCGTACCCGCTGTACTAGATGACGTCACACCCGTGCCAAACTTCCAATCGCC